AATCCGGACTGGGTGCATGTAAGTTACACAACAAAAAAACCCCTAAGAAACCAAGTCTTAAGGGCTTTAGATGGGGGTAAATACGAGCCTATTTAGTTTTAATTTGGTGTATGTTATGCAGTATAGTAGTATGGTTACGCTTCAAATATCTTGCTTGTTCGGCGCATCCGTAACCAGCTTTAAATGCCTCTTGGCAAAATTTTGTTCTAATTCTACAAACTTCTACTTTTCCAGATTTTTTATTAACTTCCTCGTAGGTTAAGTTATTTTCTTTTAAATATATTGGCGCCCATTGGTCAAGAGTTAATTTAGGCCTAATATTTTTATTGATGTATTTTTCTACTATTACTATTTTTTCAATAACCTTGGGATTTATTTTATCTTCTAAAATAATGCTAATACGCTTTAAGGCGTGGTCATTGCAACCGGTGTAAAGTTTGATGTATTTAAGAATTTCCTTCATTGTTTATTTTTACATCGTTAAATAATCCTAATTCTTCGGCAACTGATATGTGCTTTTTAAATGAATTATAAAATTCAAGTTCATTTTGTAGTAGGTGCGTTAGCTTGCCTACAAGGTCAATTTTTTCTACGATTGATAATTCAATCCATTCGTTGTGGTTTGCCATATTCCTTTAGTTTATAAATTAAAGATATTGTTACATAAAGTAATAGCCCTAATGGTAGTGCTATTAAAAAGAATCTTAATAACCCTAGTATTGATTTTATCATATATTTTGAAGATATGCGGTTACTAAAAATACTACGATTAAAATTACCACCGCTTGAAAGTTGTGGTTTTGTTGCTTGTTCATGTTAAATTTTTTAAATTAAAAATATGTCGGTTGTTCCGTAGGCGATACCGACCTAAACGCAAAGAAGTTATTAAAATGCAATAGTCATTATTGCTTGTTCAAATCCGCCTTGATATTCTTTTTGCTTAATTCCTTTTAATATAAATCCGTCTAAAATATCATTAATCATATTTTTAGGAATATTAATTGCTTCTAAAACTGCAAATGCAAAAGCCTTTTTAGGGTGCATTTGAAAACTTATTTTACTTTGTAAATCTTTAGAAATATAAGTATATAGTTTTGTATTATCCTCATTTGTTTTAATTTGTAGCAAATCCATTTCATTTGCAAATTCTTCTAAATCTTCAAAGAAGATACTTGGTGCTTCAAATTTAGTATTGTTATCTTCCCAAATTCCTACATAATGACTTTCGCCATTATAAAAACTATCTTTTTTAATAATAGCTTTTCTTCCTAAAGTTAAATTGTAGTGTTCATTGTTAATGCTTACTACTGCTTTTTTAATTGACTTTTTCATGTGGTGTTTGTTTTTAATAAATCAAAGCTAAAACAAACTATTTGAATAAAAAAATATTTTTAATAAATTTTTTTAAAATGGCTTAAAGTGTAGTCTTTTTTGCTTTGTACTAGCTTGTAAATCCTATCCTCAATGCCGCCTTGGGTAAATACCCAGTACACTTTACTAGCCTCGGTGCGGTCTTTGGTCTGCATCCTTGCCCTTGATTGCCAATAACTTACGGCCGCAAAGTCTATATTGTACATAACCAAGGCGTCAGCGGTGCTTAAATTAATGCCTTCCCGTCCGCTTTGTATTTGGCTTATAAACACCGCTGGGCCGGACGCCTCGTTAAAAGCCATAGGATCGTCATAAACGAGGGCTTCATACGTATAGCGTAATTGTAGGCCCTCGGCAATATACTTGTAAAAAATGGCTATCTTTTGCCCTTTAAACCGCTCTTTTATAAACTTGGCCTTAGTGTCGTCAAACATTATACCATTGCCATCCTCGGTCTTGACGGATCCGCTACAAATTTGGTGTACCTTTTGCATTTCCTTAACCGCCGTATCCGCCAGGACTACTTGCCCATCTTTGGTTTTAAAAAGTTTGTCCTTGGTAATTTTGCCAATAGCCCACTTAATTTTGTCCGACATTGGAACGTAAAGGATTGTTTCTTCAACTAAGCCCTCGAACCCAGCATCTTCTTGTGTATAAGTTAAAAACAAATGCGCCGTATCAATTTGAATGCGTTCTTGTTTTACTTTTGAATAGTCCGCAATTTCCCTATTGAATACGTATTTTTTAGCCGGTATGCCATATTCCTTATGCCATGCGTAAAATGTTTTAAATAACTTATATGGGTTAAAAGTACTTACCCAAAATTGATGGTACAACTGCGCATAACTTTCGGGCGTGGGAGTACCACTTAAATAAATAATAGGCTTACCGGCGCATATCTTTTTTAGTTCCGTCGTCCTATTGCTAGGTTGGGGGTATTGGCCTAGGGAATGTGCTTCGTCAATTATAATAAAATCATAATTTTGTTGGGCCTTATGCACGCTTTCATAATTGATAATATCTAAATCGTAAATACAAAGGCTATTATCGTAGTCGTCCTGGATGCTGCTAATGGCCTTTTTCTTGGTTACAAATAAAACCTTTTTAGCGTTATATAAACTAGCAATATGCAAACTTGTAATTGTCTTACCAGTGCGCACTTGCATAGCTAAATAGACTAAGCCAAAGTCTTTTATTATTTGTATGGCTTGTTCGGATATGTCAACTTGGTAGTCGCGTAATATCATTGGTAGTTTTATGATGTACAAGAACAATTAAATGCTGGAGTTAAATCGGAAAGGTCTTGCCCTTTAAATAAATCGTTTTGTGCTAAATTAAGTAATTGTTTATATGTTGTATCTTGAAAGTATGTATGCCCCCCCCCCTTCAATTTGCTAAATTCTTCATCTTCAATCCATTCGGTAGCAAGTTCTGGATAGCTTCTTAATATGTTAATTATTGCATTTTTACCTTTTAAAAAACATAAAGTACAATTACCAAGTATTGCCGGTATTTCTAAAGTATAAGGTTTTTTACTCCAATAATTATTTACTTGTGCTTTATCAATTCCTTGCTCATATAAAGGAAATTTTGGTATTATATATTTTTGTCTTTGTTGATATCCTTTTACTCTACGTTCTTCATCGGATCTAAAACCTACAAGCCACTCATAATCTTGTTTTCCATAATTAGCCCTTAACCATCTTTTAGCAGTTTTAATTTTTAGTTCAATAGTGCATTCTCTCTTTACTCTATTTGGTATTAATTTCCATTTCTTTTTTTCAAGCATTCCTCTAAACCCACCCTCAAACATTACTCTAATAATTGGGATATTTTCGTGGGCCTCAAAGTCATTAATAAATTTATAGGTTTTTGCATGTTCTCTACCAGTATCAGCAAATATAACAAGGTCGCCTTCTCTATAATTCATTATTGTCATTAATGCACTTGTCTTGCCACCGCTAAAATTAATTACTCTAATCATTGCTTTTATATTAAGCCATCTTGTAAAGGTTCGTCTTCTTTTTGGTCCACACGTCTATAACCTTCCTTCCATAAAATACGTGTAAGCATTACCGAGTTTTTAATTATAGTATCTTCGGAGTTGCGAGGGTATAGCAAATGCAGTACTTCATGTATTAAAATTTCTAGGTGCTTTTTACCTTTAAGGCGCTCGTCTATTTCAATAATACCATCGCTACTAGCCATGCCATGTGCTTGCTCTCTACCTAGTTTGCGATATATAATTTTAATTTTAAGCATTTTTTAAAAGGTCTTCATCTGGTCTTATGTCTTCGGTTATATGTATGCGCTGGCCTCCGCGTATTGACGCTAAAGTTTTTCTTATATAATTTTCTAGGTCGTAAAGTTCGCTTAACTTTTTAACCAAGTAAACTTCTTGCTCACTTAACTTCATTTTGTTCCAATTTTTTGGTAATTTCATATTCATAATGTATTAATAAATCTATGTAGTGTTTTGCTTTTTTTAAATCCTCAATGCCGTTTTTATACTTATGGCGCATTACATATTTAATTACGTTGCCTTCTATAAAAGGTATGCTATTGCTTTGTATAAATTCAATAGGCTGAATTTTATACATAACGTAGTGTTGCCCGCCAACTTGTTCTTGGTTTGCGCTCATGTTACTTATCTATTTTGCTATGGTATTTATTACAAGTCTTGCACTTATATTGGATGCGCGTTAACCCAGATGCAGTTACTATCTTATTGTTTTTTATAAGGTCGTCGCTTCCGCACTCGGGACATGTACCACGATCCGCACCAAATATAACGCCGTAATGCGTTTTAGGTAAGATGTGATTGCTTAATGCTTTGTGTACTTTTTCTAAAAGTATTACGTCCATCTTGCAATATTTAATCATTTTGTCCATTGCTTTTTTATCCTTCTTAAGTACAATATCCTTCCATAAATCGTAATCGGTTTTAATTTTTTGCCCAATGCCTAAAAATGTGGCAATGTAATTAAGTTTATTTGAGTTAAATTTAAACTTTGCGCGCGCTACTTTTAAAGTGTCAATGCTTATGTAAGTTGGGAATAATTCTACCTTATGAAATAAACAACGCGTGCGCACCCATGCAAGGTCAAACTTATCGCCGTTGTGTCCTACAATTTCATCCGCGGTATTTAAAACTTTTATAAAGTCTTGCAGCATTTTTTTATCGCATTGTTTTGCATCCCAACTAAGCGCGTGGGTTTCTTTTTCTTCTTCCCACTTATAGCAAATGCAAATAATGGCACGCTCTTTTATAATGTTTTGCGGGCCAATATTTAATTTAAACCCAGACTGCCAAAAAAATCCGATGTTTGGCGCCGTTTCAATATCAAAATACAATCGTTTTCTTTTGGTAGTCATGGGGTAAATTTACTATTTTTTATGTGATAGTTGATAACTAAATTCTTTTGGCTTATCGTCCTCGTGTTCTGCAAGCCAAAGTTTTTGCACCGATTGGAATAAATCCCAGTCTTTGGCGGTATCATCTTTGGTTACCATTTGCCATCCTGGGCCTTGTATGGCACCATTTTTGCCGTAAGTCCTAGTCTTGGCATTGAGCCATAAAATAGCCACGCCGTCAATATCCGGATATTCATCCGCATGCTTAACGCCGTTTAAATATAATTCCTTGTAAGCCGATAATTGAAGCCAGTAACTATTGTAAATACCATTTGAAGTCTTGATATCCAATACATATACTTTGCCATCAATCTTGCAAATACGATCCAACGTACCGGCAAAGCCTAGCTTACCATTGACAAAAGTTTGCTCGATTAAAATATGCTCGGGTGCATGAATTTTACTAAAATCAACGTAACGTTCAAACATGGCCCATTCTTCTAGGCTATGTTTAGGCTTGCCGTTTTCATCAAATAAATTACATTCAAGTCCGTTATCGTAGTCCTCGGTAAGCTGATGCACCGCGCTTCCACGTCGTCCGGCATTGTCCCTAATTTCGTCGGCCTTGGCTCCCATGTCCTTCATCCATTGAATTAATTGGTAAGGCTTTGGGTATGCCTCAAGCAAGGTGGTAGCACTTGGGTAGTACTGCCCGTCGGTGTCGGTGTAAAAACGCCCATCGACAAACGTTAACTGGTTTGGTTTTGTTTTTACTAACATATAATTTCTTTAATGGTTACTTCGTCGGCTTTTTCCTTACCGCCGTTTGCAACTAATTTGGTTGCAAATTCTTCGGCTAGTTCTATGGTGGCAAATCCGCTTATAAATTTATTATCTATGTAAACAAAGTATCTATCTTCTTTAAAGATTAAATCGGTTTGTTTTGTAATTTTTACTACTGGCATATAATTTTTTTTTATGATTTTTAAATAATGGTAGTTTTTTAAACGGAAACTACCAAAACCGCTATTTAAAAACCAACACTACTAAAAAGGTGTTTCGTCATTGTCTTCCATTTCGGTGGCCGTTAAGACGCTAAAAATATTGTTTGCCATATTTTCTAAAAATAGCATCATGTCGCTATCGTCCCATTGCTCCTTACCTTTTACTTTTATCTTAGTCATTTGTGGTAAGCCGTTAGGATCTTCCTTGGTATAAGCCGGCGCTATCTTATTGCCATCTTGATACAACGTAATGCCCGTAATTGTTTTAGTGGCATCGTTCTTATCCTTCATGGCCCATGGCATAAAGCGTACCTCTTTATACAAGTTTACATTTGGTAACGCCTTTAAAAATGATGAAGCATAACGGCTACTAAACGGAAGCGAAACTATGTAAGTAACTTCGCCATCGGTAAAACTTAGTTGCCATTGCTTCCCGTAATCATTTTCTTTGGTGTCAATCTTTACTAGCTTTGCAGTTAAGTCCTTAAACCTTTCTTCATAAACTAGTTTACCGGTTTTTGTTATGCGCTCGGTTGTGCGCTCGGTTGCTTGCTTGTGTTGGCGTACTAAGTTGCCGTCCGCAACACTGAGGTAAATTGTGTTTGTACCTCCTAATTGTGATAATGCCATGATTTAAAATGTAGTTTGTTTTATACTACGAGAGCAAATATAGTATTATTTATTTAATAAAAAATTATTTTTTTTAAAGTTTTTTTATTTATATTTGCTGCATAACAATTTTACAAATGAATCATGGATCTTTATTTAGTGGAATAGGTGGCTTTGACTTAGCCGCTGAATGGGCCGGATGGAATAACACATTTCATTGCGAATGGAATCCTTTTGGTCAAAGAGTTTTAAAGCATCATTTTCCAAATTCAATATCATATAATGACATTACAAAAACAGACTTCTCTATTCACGAAGGAAACATTGATATCCTTAGTGGTGGATTCCCATGTCAACCATACTCAACCGCCGGGCTTAGAAAAGGAAAAGAAGACGAACGCCATCTATGGCCACAAATGCTTAGAGCAATTCGAGAAATTAAACCAAGTTGGGTTGTGGGCGAAAACGTTCGCGGGCTTATTAATTGGGGGGGGGGGGTGGTATTCCACGAGGTGCAAACTGACTTGGAAGCTGAAGGGTACGAAGTACTCCCGTTTCTACTTCCAGCTTGCGCCGTCAACGCACCGCATCGACGAGATAGGATTTGGTTTGTTGCTTACGCCCACGACAAAAGAGGAAGTTCAAGACTTAGACAAATTCAAAAAGAGAATGGAAAAATATCCGAATGGGACAACAATGCCGAACCTAGCAACACAAATAATGAGTTTACTACCAACGCCTCAAGCAATGGAGGGGGAAAAAATAACCGGACTAGAAAAACAAGATTCATTAACAAAAAGAGCAAGACAAATAACTGGGAAACCTTCCCAACTGAATCCGCGCTTTGTGGGGGAAATGATGGGATTTCCAGAGAGTTGGACGGAATTACCTTTTCAAAGTGGCGCAACGAATCAATCAAAGCATACGGAAACGCAATAGTTCCGCAAGTAGCATACGAAATTTTTAAAACAATAAACCAAATAGAAAATGAAAAAAGAAACTCGAGGGCGTAAAGCTTTACCAGTACAAGAAAAAAAGAAACCTATCTTTATAATGATTAAAGGTAAATTTGTTAACGAAGTAAAACAAAAACTTAAAGCCATTGAAAGAGAGTATTCTACAAAGTAAAATAATTAAGCACTTTGAACTACTAGGCTACTACGTTGTAAAAATAATACAATGCAATAAAAATGGCATGCCCGATTTAATGTTATTAAAAAACGGCAATACTTTCTTTATTGAATGCAAAGCCGAAAAAGGACGCCTAAGTGAATTACAAAAGTACCGCCACGAACAACTAGAAGAACAAGGATTTGAAGTAAGAACAATTTATAAAATGCAAGAACTATGATAATTACCAACGAAGATAACATGGCCTTAATGGCCCGCTATCCAGATAAGTATTTTGACTTGGCTATTGTAGATCCGCCTTATGGATTAGAAAGGTTACAAAAAGGATCTTTAAGACTTGGAGGTATTAAAGGTAATTATACTGAAAAATTAAATTGGGATAAAAAACCAAATGAGTTATATTTTCAAGAATTATTTAGAGTGTCTAAAAATCAAATTATTTGGGGTGCTAATAATTTTGTATTACCGCCAACTGAATACTTTTGTATTTGGAATAAAAAACAAAGTGTAGAAAATTTTGCAAGTGCTGAATATGCTTGGGTAAGTATGGGATTAAAAAAGCCGGCAAAGGTTTTTGAATTTTCAATACATAAACATAATCAAGTTGATAAGATACACCCTACGCAAAAGCCCGTAGCACTTTACAAATGGCTACTAGATAAGTACGCAAAAACTGGCGATAAAATATTAGATACGCACTTAGGCTCCGGATCAATAGCAATAGCATGCCACGACTACGGCTTTGAGTTAACTGCTTGCGAACTAGATACTGAATATTACAACAAAGCAATGCAACGAATTAATAATCACATAAAACAACAAAAACTTTTTTAAATGATAAAAGCCGCACACTACTACACAAAACAAGGATTTTCAGTTATACCCATTGGCGACAACAAACGCGCCGTATTTCCTTGGACGGAATACCAAACTAGGATAATGACCGACCAAGAAATTAAACAACAATTCACAAACGACCGCACTAAAAACATTGCCATTATTGGTGGTTCCGTTAGCGCTGGGCTTGAAATTATTGACGTCGATTTAAAGTACGACGTTACCGGTACACTTTGGCTTAACCTACAAGAAGCCCTAAAAGATTTATTACCACTACTTTACGTAGTACGTACAAAGTCGGGCGGGTACCATCTTTATTATAGATGCGAAGAAGTCCAAGGCAACCAAAAACTTGCCATGCGCAACGCCACCAAAGAAGAACTTAAAGAAACACCACACGCCAAAGAAGTAGTCCTAATAGAAACACGAGGCGAAGGCGGGTACGTACTAGCGCCACCAAGTGAAGGTTATACCAAAGAAAAGGAATTTAAAGTAAATGTAATAACCCTAGAGCAACGCGATTCAATATTAGCTATTTGCCGATCCTTTAACGAAGTAGTAAAAGAAACCCGTACACAACTACCAGCCGACGCCGATACTTACGCCACCACGCCATGGGACGATTACAATAACAAATGTAATGTAGTAAGTTTACTTGAGGCCCATGGTTGGCAATGGGTAGAAGCCAAAGGCGACCGCGATTATTTAAAGCGTCCTGGTAAAACTGATTCTCACATTTCGGCCGACTATCATAAAGGCCTTAACTTGTTTAAAGTATTTAGCACTAGCACCGAGTTTGAAACCGGACGCGGCTACAAGCCATTTGCTATTTACGCAACCCTAGAACATAATGGTAATTTTAGCAACGCTGCAAAGCAACTTATTAAAGATGGCTACGGCGAACAACGTAACCGAATTGGTAATAATATTAAAAAGGATTTTGTAAATAAAAAGGATGAAGGCATCGACAATGATAACATTGCCGCATTCATAAGCCAAAAACATAAAATAGATATTAACAAAGCAAAAAACTTAGTTAACGAACTTGATAGCGACAACGATACACAACTGCTTACATTTTGGAGCGTAGTAAAAAGCATTATAACTATTGACCGCTATAAACTTATAAGCCTACTAAGTAACGAAGGTGGATTTTATTTGTACTACTACGACAAGAAACTTAACTACCAACTTGTACGCGTAATAGATAACTTTGTAAGTGAAACTAATATTGAACAAGTAAAGAAGTTCCTTATTAATTACATTGATGCCATCCCTTACGAAAACTTTGATGGCATAAATAAAACCCGACTACGCGAAGTTATTTACAAAGGCGCCGACGCTTATTTTAATAAAGCCCTATTTGAATTTATGCCTAACATAGATTTAAAGTTTTTAAAGCACACAAAAGATTCCGCCTACTATCCATTCCTAAATGGCGTGGTACATGTAACTAAAAACAAAAAGGAACTACTTAAATATGGCGCTATTAATATGCACGTTTGGAAGGATCAAGTTATACAATACAAAATAGATGTTGACCAAGACTTGGACTACGAGAACGTGCAATACACTAAGTTTATTAACAAGATAAGCGATAGCAACCCAGAGCGCGAAGCCTACGCCATTAGTTTAATTGGTTACCTATTGCATACTTACAAGGATCCTACAAAGTCGTACGCCGTTATCCTAGCCGAAGAAACCGAAGACGAAAGCGCCGGTGGTGGTGCCGGTAAAGGTTTGTTCTTTAAAGCTATTGGCAAACTTATTAACCTTGTTAGCATTGATGGTAAGAACTTTAAGCTAGATAAGTCCTTTGCCTTCCAACGTGTGGAACTTAGTACCCAACTTATAGTAGTTGAGGATTGCCGTAAGAACGTAGACTTTGAAGGATTCTATTCCAAGATAACCGAAGGCGTTACCATAGAAAAAAAGAACAAGGACGAGATTTATATAAGCTACGACGACGCGCCAAAGTTTGGCTTTACTACCAATTACACTATAAACTATGCCGGTGGGCATGGCAAACGTAGAGTAAAGGTAATTGAGTTTAGTAGTTTCTTTAACCATAAAAATACACCACTAGACTTCTTTGGTGGCAAGGCATTGTTCAACGACTGGGACAACGACGAATGGAATAGGTTCTACAATTATATGATTGAATGCGTACAAATATATTTAGAAGCCGGAATACCAGCACTTGATAATAGCTTAACCATTAACCGCAAAAATATTAAACTTAACTTTACTGAGGACTTTCTGGACTATTATGATAGCGTTGTGCAAGACAAATGGTTTGAGTTTGGAGCCGAGTATCAAAACTTTTTAGGAATTAACGACCTAGAAAAGAAAGATTATAGCCAAGTAAGGTTTAAAAAAGGCCTACAAGTAGCAAGCGAATTATTTGGATTTAAACTAATAACATTACGTAACCGACAAAATAATAACAAAAATGAGTTTAAAATCTTATCTGGATCCGTTGGTAGCTTTTGACAAATGGATAAAAGTTAACCCAAAAGGTGGTATATTTATATGGCAAGGACAAAGATTTAGGGTAAATGTACGCGGTGTACTCGGTTGATGTACGCGGTTTTTATATATTATATAAATAAAAAGTAATGTATAAATGATTAATAACTAAGTAAAAGTAAAATATATGTACGCGTGTACGCGGTGTACTTACTTTTTTAAGAATATTAAGGGGGGTATAAAATAAATAAAAAAATAGTATAGGAACAATAAAACACCCAAAAACAAAGTACATTTGTACAAACCTTATGAAAGATTGCAATAAATACATAGAAACCATATATCTTGATCCGCAGATAAACCAACTGATTAGAAATGTGCGTCCCGAGGGTTTACAAGACGACCTAAGGCAAGAAATGGCTTTAGCCTTACTTAGTATCGATTGCGAAAAGTTAAGCGAAATTTGGGCCTCTAATGGCTTAATAGGTTTTAGTATTAAGATTATTACTAATATGGCATTCAGTAGCACTAGCCAATTTTATAAAAAGTTTCGTAAAAACGACATTGACAAAGCTATGGCCTATCTACGCAGTCAACAAAAACTACCGGAACTTAACCCGCTATATGCCAATATTGCTACCAAACGCCTAGAACAAAAACATAAAGAAGATGAACTTCAAGCACACGAAGCCATATTATTTAAAAAATATGTAGAATTACGCTCATGCAAAAAAGTATCTGACTACTTCCAAATACCAGAAAAACATGTTAAGGATGTAATACGTAAAACAAGACAAGAACTAAAAGATATTTGCATTAAACAAAATAAAAATATATGATAACTATTTTACTAGCTGGCTTTTTCTTTGCTTACTATTTTGTTAACGTAGCCAAAATAGTGTACCTTATAAAAAAGATATGGGACATCCCACACCATGAACGCATCAAGCCTTTTGATTGCGTAACTTGTTTAAGTGTTTGGACAAGTGCGGTGCTTTATTTTTTACCCATACAATTCAGCCAATTTATTTTAGTTATATTTGCTGCGGGATTCCTTGGCCAAAAAATAAAATAATATGAAACCAGTTGTACTACCAGTACTATGCCACAACGAAGATACCGCTTTATTTAATGAACTTGGTATTAGTTATAAGTACCAGGACTTAGAAGAAGTAGAGTTTATATTTTTTAACATTGACTTTGCATGTGGTAATATAAGGGATGGCAAAGAGTTTACCGAAATAGTAAGCGGCGAGGATTCGTACGTAATTAATTTAAGATTTAATGATTTCAAAAAATTATTTATATAATGGCAAAAGTAAAAGGTAACGACAATAAAAAGCTAACATTTGGCAAACGTAAGCAAGGCAAGGCAAAAAAAAGTTATAACAAACACACCAGTAAACCAAAGCAATATCGTGGACAAGGTCGATAAAATAATACAAGTACTTGGCATAACGCAAAAGGTAAGCGGTTGCGGGTGGCATAGGGTTTTACTGCCATTGGCTTTTATGCCCGATAGTTACAACCATATCTGCAATGTACCTACCGAAGAAATATTAAAAGAACGGCCATTTGACATGCTATTGTTTAATAGATTTAGCCCTTTTGACGATAAGTGGGCCGAAGCCAAAGAGCATTGGAAAATAGTAATGGACCTGGACGACGACTGGGAACTACCTATCAACCATCCTTTATTTCAATTCTACGAGCCACAAAAAGAACGCGTAGTAAAGAACATACAAGCGGCCGATTTGGTTACATGTACAAACGAACGCCTTGCCGATAAAATAAGCAAATACCACAAAAACATTGTGATCCTACCTAACGCCATTCCTTTAGGCGAACACCAGTACACCGACTTTAGAAACGAAAGCGATAAGGTGCGCATATTTTGGGCCGGTGGTAGCACGCACATGGACGACATAAAAATACTAAACGGACCATTCAAACGCTTAATAGGAATGAAGGGCATTGAGTTAGTGCTAGGCGGTTACACCGATACCGATGAAAATTCAAAATACTATTGGGATAAACTTTGGCACCTATTTACTAACGGCGGGCGTATACCCAATAGAAAGCTAAACGGAACCCTACCTAACGAATACATGGTACACTACGAGCATGCCGACATAATGGTAATACCTTTAGAAGATAGCGCTTGGCATTCATGCAAAAGTAATTTAAAGATCCTGGAAGCTGCAAGCAAACGCGTAGCCGTAATATGTAGCGATGTAGAACCTTACAACAAAGACAAAGACGCACCAGTGCTATGGGTTAAAAAGCAAGCAGACTGGTATAAGCATATTCATTATTTAGTTAACAATCCACAAGAAAGGATCCGCATGGGTAATGACCTTTACGAGTGGGCAAAACAAAAATACAATTATGAGCAAATTAGTAGAATTAGACGCAACGAGTTTGGCCGTCTTATCTAAGCATAAACATTACTTTGATTTGTTTATGAAGACCGGCGAACTGGTTAACTTTACGCACGAAGTACAAAACGACATACTAGCAGTGTACCAAAAGGCAGCGCCAGGATATACATACAACCGAGGATGTGGCGCATGCGTTGGCGCCTTCTTGTATTTAGTTTACAACACTTTTAAAGACCAACTTGCTTTATGAATAATATTCACGCGACTGCAATTATTTACGAGGGCGTACAATTAGGCGATAATATTTACATTGGGCCTTATTGTATTATAGGCGCACCGGCCGAGCATAAAGCATATTGGAATAAGCCAATAGGCAAAGTAAAGATAGGGGACGGATGCGTACTAACGGGCCACGTTACTATTGACGCTGGCACCGAGGACGTAACTACATTAGGCGAAGGCGTATGGATGCTTAAGCATGCGCATGTAGGCCACGACGCATGGATAGGTAGTAACGTTACAATAAGTTGCGGAGCCAAGATAGGTGGGCATACTATTGTAAGAAGTAATTGCAATATTGGGCTTAATGCAGTGATCCACCAAAAGCAAGAGATTGCACCTAGTTGCATGATAGGTATGGGCGCGGTGGTAACAAAGAAACTTAAAACTGAACCTTACACTAAGTACGCGGGCAATCCGGCAAAAGAGTTAGGGCCAAATGTTATAACAAAGTAATGTTATAACTTTACTTATGTTATAACAAAGTAAGTCAATAACTTTACTTTTTGACACACATGAGCCGAATACAAGTCAAAATCGGCTCAAAATATAAAAATATGAAAGTACTAATTGCGGGCCTTGTTTATGGCAATAAGCCAAAAGACATACTAAAAGACAACCTAGCCAAAGCGGGTTATGTTTTTACGTACATAGAAGTAAATAAAGAAGGCATAGCCGACGCTATGAACGAAGCCATTGACGTAGCTTTAATTGATAACTTTGACGCCATTGCTTATTTAGCAAACGATATTATTGAATCGGATAATTGGCTTGCTAAAAAGGTAGAGGCATTGCAGACCTATCCAAGTGCGGGCATTGTGGCAAGTAGTTTGGACTTTGTACGCGGTACAATACAAAGCGAACACATTATAAGCAACTGGCTTTTAAGTATGGCCGTAGTTGATAAGATTGGCATCTTTAACGATAGCATGTTTCCTTATGGGCCAATAGACCTGGACTACTGCGAGAGGGCCAACCTATCCGGATTTAATACTTACTATGTAATGAACTGCAAGGCCGAACACCTAGGCAACCATGCCGGTGGCAACGAATATGGGTGGGACAAAGGCGCATTAGTTCAAAAATATTGGCCACAACACGTTGAAGATGTTTACTTATATCGCAACGGACTAAAAGATTTAAAATATGGAAACAAGGGAACACGTAACGAGGAAATTTAGGGACATAGACGAAGACAAGTTAATGGAGTTGGCATACGCTTATTGCGACGACTGCATGGCTGGTAAAAAGGAAGTGGCAACCGGTAGCGGTAAGATAGTAGAAATTAGGGATAGGCACGTACCTACTATTGATTACTTTCTAGATCATTGGTTGCGCAAGCATAACTTTGAATTTTATAAAAGGATGAACCTATGGAAAATAAGACAAGATCCTACCCATCCTTATTATGAAATAACAACGCACATAGTAGCTATGTTTAAAAGTTTAGCGACCGATATTGTAGCCAACGAGGGCAAAGCAATCTTCTACGCTAAGAACGCACTAGGAATGACCGATAGGCAGCAAACCGAAAACACAAACATTGATACCATTACAATCAAGTACGAATCTTGAAATTAGTTTAAAGAAACCGCACCCAGCACAAAAGCAAGTTCTTGATAGCGCTGCGCGTTTTCGCGTAATGATGTGCGGGCGTAGGTTTGGTAAAAGTTTAATTAGCCAAAACATATCCATTGAATGCGGACTAAGAAAGCAAAGCATTGCTTACATTACGCCAACGTACCAACTTGGTAAGATGTTCTTTAAAGAAATATGCAAGCTACTACCAGAAAAGATTTATAAGAAGAATGAAACCGATTTATTAATAGATTTTATTACCGGTGGATCAATACGCTTTTTTACCGGCGAACGTTTAGATGCCATGCGTGGTACCAAATTCCACCTAGTTATAATTGACGAAGCTAGTTACATACCCAACCTAGAAGAAGGTTGGAATAATTCAATACGTCCAACGCTTACCGATTACAAAGGCAAGGCAATATTTTTAAGCACACCACGTGGCAAGAACTATTTTTATAGCTTGTTTATGCGTGGTGGCGAGCCGGACTGGGAAGCGTTTAAATTTAGCACTTATGACAATCCGCACATTGACGCCTCGGAAATTGACGCGGCAAAGAGCCAACTTCCTTCCGTTGTATTTAGACAAGAATATATGGCAGATCCTATGGAGAATGCGGCCAACCCATTTGGATCCGAATTTATACAAGCATGTACAAAGGCGTCAAGTGGGGTGGCTTCTTATTACGGAATTGACTTGGCTAAGTCTGTGGACTGGACTGTCATTATTGGTTTAGACAAATTTGGTAACGTAGTACATTTTGACCGCTTCCAAAAAGACTGGATGCAAACCAAAGAAACTATTTTACGCCTACCTAAAAACTTACCTATCTTAATTGATAGCACTGGCGTAGGCGACGCCATTGTAGAGGAACTGCAAAAGAAGTTTAACAATATGACCGGCTTTAAATTTACTAGCGTAAGCAAGCAACAATTACTTGAGGGCCTATCTAACGCAATACAAACTAAAACAATAAGTTATCCGGATGGATTTATAAAGCACGAACTTGAGGTTTTTGAATATACCTTTACACCAACCGGCGTAAGGTACTCGGCACCGCAAGGCTTCCACGACGATTGCGTCATTGCTTTGGCCCTAGCTAACAAATGTAAAAACGACAACAAGCTGGTAGGCAAGTACCACGTTATTTAAAAAATATACTTATAAACGTATGAAGTTAACTATTGACAATTTTCAAAAGCTACATAGCATATCCAATTTAGACGAAAATGAATTGGATAAAACTAAGCGTATTATCCAGGTGTTACTTGGTAAAACCTTAGAAGAAATTGAACAAATGCCTTTAAAAAAGTTTAGTAAACTATGTGAGGATTTAAAAGGCTTGTTTGAACTTGAAGTCGATAAGGCAATGGCTACAAGTCCACAAAAACTTATTAAGGCTAACGGCAAATGGTACCGCTTAAACTTTGAAATTAAGAGGCCTTTTAATACCGGAAGGTATATTGAGGTTTTGACATTTAGTAAGACCGAACCAGTTATGGGCATGCACAATATCTTAGCAAGTATATGCACACCTACTAAGTGGAGTTGGAAAAAATGGCACTTAGTAAACGAACCCTATGACGTACTAGACCACGAAAAGTATGCCGAAGACTTTAAGCAAGCAGATTTTAAACATGGTTACCATGCCATGGTTTTTTTTTGCACTCTCTTAGCCAGTTTAATGACCAATACAAAGGGCTATTTGGAACCGCAGATAAAGAGTTGGATGACGAGCCAAAAACGAGTAAATCAGTTGAAGACGAGTTTCAAGACAATTTTGGGTGGGTTTACAACGCGAGCCAAGTAGCCGAGTTTGAAAGGGTAACATTAGACCAAGTCTATGAATTACCGGTAGTACAATTTTTAAACGATTTATCGTACTTAAAACAAAAAACGCAAGTAGATGAGTATCAACATAGGCAACGCACAAAAGAAAGCACTTAGCGAAGGTTTCGACTTTGGTGGCGAGGACATAAGCCAATTTGGGGTAATAGGTAACGTGCTTGAGCAATATGGCAATTTATTCCTAGAAAATATTGACAAGTACGCCAAGCAAGAAGAAGTAACTGCAAGCGGTACATTGCTTAAAGAAATGGCCGCAGAAATACGCGATACGGGCAATTTAAAGACCTTTACGCTTAAGCTACTAGATTACTTTGATTACCCAAATGAGGGCGTTAAAGGGGTTGATAGTAGTAAGAACGCACCAGATTCGCCTTATCAGTACAAAAACTACGGCATGCCACCGGAGGCACTAGCATCGCTAAAAAAATATATACTTAGTGGAAAGGCTAAGATTGCTAGCGTAAAAAAGGACAAAGCGCTAGGCATTGGATCCGAAAAGAAAGGTTTAAAGCAAGGAAATAAAAAAACACCAATAGAACGCCAAGTTAACACAATGGTTTACTTGATTAAAAAATATGGAATAAAAGCAACACATTACTTTGACTTAGCTTTTGAAGAAACGTTTTCGGACTTCGACGACGTTATGACCGAAGCCCTAGGCGAAGACGTACAAATTACAATAGACTTAATGAGCAAAAAATATGGCAATAACTAACATAGCATATCCAAGCGGATCTCCTTCGGTACAAGATTCACTTTGGCATATCTTCAATACAAATGTAAGCGGACAAATAGACTATAAATATGTAGTAGATGTTTACACTAATGGAACGCAACAAATACGCGTAAAATTATATCCGGAGCCTAGCAATGGCCTTGGTTACTTTGACGCTGGGCCAGTAGTACGTAACACTATGACCTACGAATGGCTAACGCCTAAAGAGGAACTATTAGTAAGTGAGCCTAATGCAAGTGGTCAAATATCTCAGACGTACCAATATAGAATTGGCGAGGAATATAGCGGCGTAACTTACTTAAACTTAGCAAGCGGAAATATTACGGCTTACAACTGGACTGCGCCTTTATTTAAACGTAAGGTAAGCGACATAAGCACTTATACAAATTTATTATTTACCAATAGGCCTAAAAACATTGAGGCAAGCATTGGCGATAATATTTACATTCCAGCTAAGGACATTAATAGATTTTTAATTGCTACTTACAATTTACAAAATCAATTAACAAATACTATTCTTTATAGTTTTGGTGCGGTTAAAAGTTTCGCTCAATTAAACATTGGATCCGTTGCTATAAATAAAATAGCTAGCATTATTGACGATAGCACAAAGTACTACCAAATACCTATTGAAGAAAGTAAGTATTATAACCGAGTTTTAACGGATAGCGGTATAGTTGAGGGCTTAACTTGTTTAATGTCTAAGATTACTGCGCTAGGAAATACCAATACTTATCAAGTTGACTTAGTATGCAATCCAAAATATCAAAGTTACAATTTGCATTTTTTGAATAGTCTTGGCATGTTTGACACCGCCAAGTTTGGTTTAGTTAGCCGTTTAAATATGGACGTTAACCGCAAAGGTTATGAAAAACGCGATTACTCATTAAACACGAGTTCGGTAACTTATTACGATGCCAATAATAAATACAATAGTTCTAAGGTTAATTACCTAAATCAGAATAACTTTACCTACAAATTAACTATGGATGCGCCAAACGATGCCGAGTACGAATGGCTTGACGAGTTAATAAGTAGCCCACAAATTTACATGGAGGTTGATAGTTACTATTATCCAGTAAGTTTAAAGAATACGAATTATGAATATAGTAAATATGTTAACAATAGAATGCGTGTACTAGAAGTAGAAGTAGAAATGAACCAAACACGTTATAGCCAATTAAGATAATATGACAAGGATATTTTTAGAAGATTATGAACTAGACATTTCGCAAGGTTTAACGAATCAAATTACTTATGCCATTGACGATTTACGCAACCTAGATAGTAAAAGCACTGCATTTACTAAAACTATTATTATTCCTGGTACTGCAAATAATAACATAATTTTTGGGAATATATTTGAATTTAATAATTCTAATTTTTATACCGAAAGTTCACAAAACGTTTTAAGCAATTTCAATGCAATGATTAACGCTTATGCGCGCATTGAAGTTAACGGATTGCAAATAATGAAAGGCCATTTACGCCTACTTGAAATTATACGCGACGGAAATAGCGTAGAATACGAATGCGCTATTATTGGCGAACTTGGTAGCTTTATTAATACCTTAGGAAATTTAAGGCTTGAAGATTTAGACTTTAGTAATTATAATCACACTTATATACATGAAAACATTGAAGCAAGTTGGGAAGCAACCGGATCAAGAGGCACAAATAATAGTAGCGCTTATGGTACTGGATATTTTTATCCATTAATTGACTACGGCCAAAATAGTACAAATAAAATAGACTTTAAAATTAATACTTTTAGACCTTCATTTTTTGTAAAGCAATACATTGATAAAATGTTTGAATATACGGATTATACCTACGATTCAACTTTTTTTAATACTAGCTTTTTTAAAAGTTTATTAATACCAAATAACCAAAAAGAATTTAGTAAGAAAAGTAATACGGCTTTTCAACGTACTTCGGTTGATGCCACTTACGACAATACCGATTTTGTAGAAGTAAAAATACCATTTGCTACAAGTGTTACAAGTGGTAACTTTACTGCTAGCGGGGCAAATACTATTTTTACATATAATAGTTCAACAATACTTACTGGAAGTTTGAATGTTAGTTTAGGTGGTACTATTGTTTATCCCGTTGATGGTAGTGTAAATTTTAAAGTATTAAAAAATGGGGAAGTTATAGGTAGTCAATCTACTACACAAACTACATTTGATATTAGTATTGTAGTAGCTGAAGTTAGTTTTAATTTAAACGATACTTTACAAGTTGTATGGACTGGCCCAAAACGTACTCAATTAGGAGTTATAACTACATTAAGTTTATCTGGCACTAATTCAATAACTATTAATAGCGTTGGTTCTTATGTTACTTTTAATAGCGGGGATGTAATTAGCGTTAACGATACTATTCCAAAAGGTATATTTTTAAAAGATTTCTTTACCTCAATTATGAAGATGTTTAATTTACTTATTGTAGAGGATAAGTATAAGCGCAATCATTTAATAATTGAGCCTTATCAAAATTTTTATAGTGGTCTTATTTTGGATTGGTCTGATAAAATGGATCGTTCAAAGCCTATAAAAATAAAACCAATGAGCGAACTAAATGCTCGTTATTACAATTTAAAATATTCTGAAGACAATGATTTTTACAACGAGAACTATAAAAAAGTTTTTAATGAGGGCTATGCTGACCGCGTTTACGATACTGCTTATGAATTTAGTAAAGATACGGACAATGTTCAAGTAATTTTTGCACCAAGCGTAATGATAAAAGCAACCGGAACCGATAAGGTTTACCCAGCTATTTATAAATTAAGCAATAGCAATACAACCGAGGATAGAATGGATTCCAAGATTCGCATAGGAATGGTTAAAAAAATTACTGGCGTAGCTAACTGGCGTATAGAAAAGCAAGATGGATCCGGTAACTGGTCTGGCATATTAACTTCTTATGGTTATTTTGGACATGTTGATAACCCTACCACACCTACAATAGATATAAACTATGGCGCACCTTTAGAAATATTTTTTACACCTACTAGCTTCCCTTCAAATAATTTATTTAATACTTACTATTCCGGTTACATGGATGAAATTACTAATAAAGATAGTAGGCTTTTAACGGCTATGTTTAAACTAAACGAAATTGATATTTATAATCTAGATTTTAGTAAATACATTTTTATAGATGGTGGACTTTATAAAATATCAAAGGTAATAGATTACGAAACCGGTGCAAATAATTTAACTAAAGTTGAATTATTACGCGTTATACTAACATAATAAAGCAAGTAGCAATAGATACTTGTTTAAAATAAATTAAAGATGGCAAAAAAGACAAAAATAATAGGCGCCAAAATTGAGGTTGACACCTCGGGTGCCAGTAAATCGGTAGGGGAATTAGGTAAGGAATTAGGTAGCTTATCGCCAGCTGCAAAAAAGGCAAGCGAAGCCGCCGGACTATTTAACAACGCTTTAAACATAATTAGGGCCAACCCAATTATTGCGGTAGTTACTACGCTTGTCGGAGTTATTACGGCATTATTCCAACCATTTAAAAAGATGGAAGGTGTAAGCGATGCTTTAAATAAATCCTTTGGTATTTTAAGCGGAGTATTTAACATGTTTATAACTAAGATACTTACGCCATTAATTGACGGCTTTGTACAATTTACCGAAATAGTAAACAATGGTTTAATTGTTGCACTGGACGCGTTAGGAATTTCTAGTAAATCAACTGCCACACGCTTTGGCGAAATTGCCGACGCCCTAGACGATTTAGATGATTCGCAACGTAAAGTAGCATTTTCAACCGCAGAGGCTAATAGACGCCTACAAGAAGCGCGTGAGGCAGCCGCAGATGCCAACCTTCCAATAATAGAAAGAATAGCCTATTTAAAAGAAGCTGCAAAAACTGAAAAAGAAGAAACCGAAAAAGTAATTGAAATAAATAAAAAACGCGCATCGCTAATGATGGAGCAACTTGCACTTGAAGTAGGCGCGCGTGAAAATGTTTTAAAGGTTATACGTAGTGGAACAATAGAAAATTTAAAAAAAGCATTTGCTGAGCTTCAAGGTTTAAAGCAAATAGATAAAGAAAAACTAAATGGTATTCAAGAATTAATTATTGAAACAGAGAATGCTGGTGCTAGTGCTGCAAAAATTTCTAAACGTACACAAGGGCAAATTACCTCTATTGAAAAAGAAGAAGCATCAAAAAGAAAACAAACCGCCGATGAGGCATTCCAAAATAAATTAAAAAATTTAGATTCCGATAATAAATTTAGTGAATCAAGATTAAAAAATTTAAAACAAGAACTACTTGCATTTGCAACAAATGAGCAACAAAAACTAGATGTAGAAAAAACCTTTGCAGATAAAAGTTATCAAACAAAGGTAGCTGATATAGAAAAAAAGCAAGCATTATACAAGTTAGATTCAGTTGAATATAAGAATCTTCAAATTGATTTAATTGACGCAGAAACCGAGTTTACCGCTAAAAAAATAGAACTAAGCGATAAGCAAGTAGCAATAGATAAAAAGAATAAAGAAGACCAACAAAAAGTAGTAGATGATAGATTTAAGTCGCAACAAGAATGGAACGCTTTTTATTTTAAGCAACAACAAGAAATAAACGACCTAGAACAAAAAAGAATAGATACTGCCTTTGCTGCCAACATTGCAATAGGCGAAAGCTGGGTAAGTTTAGGAAATAACATTGCCGGAACTATTGGGAATTTATCACATGTACTTGGCGAAGGTAGCGATTTAGCTAAGGCTTTTGGAATTGCACAAGTAGCTATTGCAACCGCCGCTAGTATAGGATCAATTTTATTAAGTGGTAGGCAACAACAAGCCGAGTACAACAAAGCTATTGCCGCCGGTAACGCTACTATTGGCATAAGCATTGCAAATGCTTTTATTCCAGGAATGCAAGGTGTAGCGGCTGCGCAATATGCGGCTGGTACTATTGCCGTTGCCGGTGCGGTAACTGCTAAAGGAATTTCAAAAAGAAATACTATTATGCAAGTAGTTGGTGCCGGCGTTGCCGGTGCGGCACAAATTGCAGCAATTATTTCAGCCGGTAAAAGCAAAGCGGCGCCAGCTTCGGCTAGTTCAACCGGCGGTGGGGATGCTGCAATGAGTACACAAAGCGCACCAAGTATTGGTGCCACTGCAAGCGCACCATTATCGCCAACGCCTCAAACAACTACATTAAATCAAGCGCAAGTTAATCAAATGGGCAATCAAGCGCAAAGGGCTTATGTAGTAGAAAGCGACGTAAGTGGCAACCAAGAACGCATAACCCGTTTGAATCGTGCGGCCCGAATAAACTAAAAGTACACAAAGCAATAATTTTATATTTATTTCTATGGATTTACCTATTTACGAACTTAAGATACAAGAGGAACTAGACGACAATGCCGAAGTAAGTTTTATTGCTTTGGTAGATAAGCCGGCCATAAAAAAGGATTTTATTGTATTTGCGCAAGATTTTGTTGAGCCTACCAGTGGCGAACATAAAGATAAATTTTTACCACGTTGCATTAGCTATGTAGTAAACGAAGGCAAAGATAGCGAACAAGCCGTTGCAATTTGTAATAGCATTTGGGAGCAACACTTTGCCGGACTAAAAGTATCCTTTGATTATGATGATACCTTAAGCACTGCACGTGGTAAAGAACTAGCACAAAAAGAAATAGACGCAAATAATACCCTTTACATAATTTCTGCAAGACAAGACAAAGAAGGCATGCTTACAACTGCTAAGGAACTAGGCATACCCGAAAGCCGAGTTTATGCAACCGGTAGTAATACGGCCAAGATTGAAAAAATAAAAGAACTAGCCATCAACAAGCACTACGACAATAACGCCGACGTAATTTCAAAGCTAGGTAGTGTGGGCCATAAATTTAACTTTATGGGTTTCGCAATACAAAGCGAAGACAAGCACATTATAAGCGGCCCATTGATGCTAGCCGATACACCTATTTACCGCAACAATAGTAAATTTGGCGAACACTATGTAAAGTTTAGTGCCGAAACTATTAAAGAAATTGCTATCAAGTTTAGCAAGAAAGGCTATCAACAAAACGTTAATTTAATGCACGATAGCCAAATGCAACTTGACGGCTTAGTAATGTTTGAAAGTTTTATTGTTGATAAAGAACGTGGCATTGCACCTATGGCGGGTTTTCAAGATGCCAAGGACGGATCATGGTTTGGAAGTTTTTATGTAGAAAACGACCAAGCGTGGAAATTAATAAAAGACGGCAAAGTAAAGGGATTCTCGGTTGAAGGTTTTTTTGACTATGCCTTACCCGAAAATAGAAAAATAAGCTATGCTGAACAAAAATTATCCGAGTTAGCAGATTTACTAAAAGTACCTATTTAATCAAAATAATATATATAGAAGTATGAAAGACGCACAAACAATCTTAGAAAAAGTTCAACAATTTTTTGTTGAATTAGTAAAAGAAGATCAATCTTTTGCAGTGGCACCGGAAATGGCGCCCGTATCTGGTGTTCCAGAGATGGCCGTTAAAATGATGGACGCTAAACTAGCCGACGGCACAATGGTACAAGTTACCGAATTGGCAGTAGGTGGCGTAGTAACTATCGATGGTATGCCAGCGCCAGTAGGCGAGCATAAATTAGAAGATGGTACAATTATCGTACTTGGCGACAATGGCGCTATTATGGAAATTAAGCCAGCTACTACCGAAGAAGTTGCACCAGTAATGGAAGACATGAGCGCAAAGTTTGCGGCTTTTGAAAACGCAACAAACGAAAAGTTTGCAGCATACGAAACAAAGTTTGCAGCATACGAAACAAAATTAACGCAAGCAAACAAAGTAATTGAAGGCCTTATGCAAATTAGCAAAATGCTAGTTGAAGCGCCTCAAGGTACTCCGGATGCAAGCATAAAAACAAGCAATGCTTTTGCTGATCAAAAATTAGATGCAAAGGCCGAGTTTGAAAATTTCTCTAAATCAATTTGTTCATAATTTAAAATTTAATAAAAATGGCATTATCATTTTCAGGCATAAGTGCATATACTAAACAACAGATTGCACCTTTATTGACCGAAGCAGTTTTCTCTGCAAAAACACAAGAATTAATTAAGTCTGGTGGTATCTTATTACCTAAGACTAAATCTGCGGTAGCGGTTCCTAAACTTGCTACAAATGCTAACTTCCAAGCTGATGCTTGCGGTTGGAACGCAAGTGGTACAACTACTTTAAGCCAAGCAACAGTAACAGTTGGTAAAATCAAAATCGAAGAAGCAATTTGCCCTAAAGATTTTGAAGCCTACTTCTCTCAAGAGGCTTTAAGAGCGGGTTCTACTTACGAAGATTTTGGATGGACTGAATTTCAAGCTAAGTTTGCTGAACAAAAAAATAGAGTAATTGCTAAACAATTAGAAGTTGCAATTTGGCAAGGCGATACTGATTCTGCTGTTGAAAACTTAAAGCGTTTCAATGGTTTAATTAAGTTAATCGACGCTGGTTCTCCAGTTGATGCAAACGTTTCTGGATATGTATCCGGTGCGCCTATTTCAACTTTGACTTCTACTAACATTGTATCTGCTTTACAAGGTGTATACAAAGCTATCCCAGTTGAAATTGTTGACGCTGAAGATTTACATATCTTCGTAGGTTTTGATGCTTATCGTTTAGCGGTATTAGCTTATCAAGCATTGAATTTATACAACTACCAAGTTGACGGCAGCGCTGATAGAATGTTCGTTATTCCTGGAACTAACGCTAAGTTAGTAGCAGTAAACGGATTGAATGGCACTGGCGATATCTACGCAACAACTTTGTCTAACATCGCAATGGCGTTTGACTTAGAAGCTGAAGAAGATAATTACACTATCTGGTATTCAAAAGACAATAACGAAGTTCGTTATAGAGTAGCTTTCAAATTAGGAGTTAACGTAGCTTACACACAATTTTGTGTTAAGTTCAAGTCAACAATCTAGTTCTAATATTTAACCAAAGAAAGGCGGTGCAAAAAACGCCGCCTTTTTTTTAAACTTTTTTTTTATGCCATGTGCAATAATTAGCGGATATACAATCGATTGCCGCGAAAACATAGGAGGATTAAAAGCCGTATATATTGCCGAATTTGGTAATATTTCTGGCGTTACCGAAGTAAGTGGTTTAGTAACCGGAATTACTAAGGCAACTGGTAAGCGTTTTTATAAGTTTGAGGTGCCACGTGCAACCGCTAACACTAATGCAAACGCAACTGGATCTGAAGAAAATGGATCATTGTTTTACACGCACCAAGTGGTTTTCCCTTTAAACAAAAGAGATAGCACAACTGCAAACATAGTACGTACGTTAGCAAAATCAAAAGTAATGATTGTTACTTTAGATATGGACGGCAACTATCGTATGTTTGGTAAAGGTAACGGCCTTTATGTAGCTTCTACCGAGAATGGTAGCGGTACCGGAGCGGGCGATCGTAACGGGTACAATATAACTTTGACTGGCGTAGAGCCAGATGATTTCTTACAAGTGAGTGCCGCAGTAGGTTTGGCGCTTGAAACTGCTGGTTAATTTTAACCAATTATTTAAAAAGTAAAGCAGTTATTTAATTACGCCCTACCTACAATAAGTGGGTAGGGTTTTTAAATTTATAGACCTTATGTTGCATATTTATAAAGGACAAAATAATGACTTAATATTTACCGGCCTTGAGTTGGCAACATTAACGAACCCATATTATTTATTTATTTTTACCAGTGCTAACGAAAATATAGTTAAATTTGTGGGAACCAATATAAGCACCGATAATAGGTACCAAGATGTACTTTGTTTACAAGCTACATTTAACACCCAAGAAAGTGGGACTTGGCGTTATAGAATACGTGAGCAAGCAAGTTCTAGTAATATCAACGAGGCTTTAAGTGGAAATATAGTTGAACAAGGATTTATGTATTTACACGATTCAACTGCATTTACACCGGTAGAGTACAATAATCAAGATAACGAATTTAAAACTTACAATGGTGAATAAACAATATCAATTAGTAAAAGTAGAATTTGACCAAGCGCAACAACCTAAATTTGAAGAAAAGAAAGGTAAAAATTACGTTGAGTTTGGCGACCGAAACAATTACTCAAATTATTTAATAAGTCTTTTTGGCGAAAGTCCAAAGCATGGCGCTATTGTAAAAGGCAAAGTAAATTATATTTTCGGAAATGGCTTTGAAGATATACAAAAAAAAGCCAATACCCAAGGCGAAACATGGAACCAAATTTTAAAGCGTTCTATCCTAGATGATGAATTGCATGGAGGATTTTATTTGCAAGTACTATGGAATGCGCTAGGTAACATTGCCGAAGTGTACCACATAGAGTTTCAAAAAGTACGTGCTAGCAAAGATTTAAAAAAGTTCTATATTAAGGATGACTGGGAACTAAGCGACTTTAAAGAAAAGGCCCGCGAATACCCAGCCTTTAACTTAAACGATAACCATGGCGCACAAATATTATTTGTAAAGCAGTACAACCCAAAGTCGGATATTTATCCTTTACCAAGTTACTTCCAAGGTTTGAACTACATTGAAAGTGATATACAAGTAAGCCGACATATTTTAGGCAATGCAAAGCATAACTTTGTTGCAACTAAGTTAATTAATTTTAACAATGGGTTACCTCAAGAAGAAGAACAAGAAGAAGTTGAACGCGATTTAAAACGTAAGTTTGCCAACCACGACGGCGACCGCGTAGTAATTGCGTTTAACCCAAGTAAAGAAAACGCCGTCGATATTATCGACCTAGGCGAAACAAGTTTAACAAAAGAAGATTTTACAAATATTAATAATTTGATCCAGCAAGAAATTTTTGCTTGCCATCAAGTTACAAGCCCTACTTTATTTGGCATTAAGACCGAAGGGCAATTAGGCGCACGTAATGAAATACGCGACGCATACCAAATTTTCCAAAACACTTACGTAAACGAGCGCCAACAAGAACACGAGCAAACTTTTACTAAGATTATGAATTTAGCCGGTATTCCTGGCGAACACACCATTACACCAGTGGAACCACTTAGCTTTGAATTTAGCGAGGCAGTATTAGCCGCTAATATGACACGCGATGAAATTAGGGAAAAGCTAGGCTTACAACCCGAAATGACCGCACCGGCGGCAAGTGGTACAACTACCTCGGTAGCACAACCAATGCAAGCAAACGATAGCATAAAGAATTTAAGCGGACGCCAATATCAAAACGTGATGCGTATAGTACGCCAATTTGGTAGCGGTAAAATTAATAAGCAACAAGCTAGCTTAATGCTAAAAAGTGGCTTTGGCTTTACCGACGCCGACGTTAATACTTTTTTAGGCATAGATGAAGATCCTACAACGGAGTTTGCTGCCTTTGCCGAAACGCAAGACGAAATTCTTTTGAACGAGTTTGCGGCATGTGGCGACCATGTTAACGACTTTGATGTAGTTGATACCTACGAGGCTAAAAACTTTGAGCAATTTGCCGATACCGAGATCAACAAACTTAAAGCTAACGTCCTAGACCTTATAAGCAAGGATAAGCGCGTTACACCCGAAACAATGGCAATAGTACTAGGCAAGGATGTAAGTGCCGTAAATACCGCCTTAAAAGCCCTACAAACCGAAGGTTATTTGAGCGTAATAGGTACGGAAGTAAATATATTGAATCCTAGATATGCACCTATTGTACGTGAATTGTTACAACCTTTAAGCACCATTCCAGGTGGCGACAAAACCACAACGACCGAAGTACTTTTAAGATATACTTACAATGGGCCAAGGGACGATAAAAATAGACCATTTTGCGCACGTTTGCTACAATTAGCAGACACCAAACTTTGGAGCCGCTCCGACATTGAGAACATAAGCGAGCGTCTTGGTTATTCGGTTTGGGATAGACGTGGTGGCTGGTTTACCGAGCCTAACGGCAACCATAGACCATATTGCCGCCATAGATGGGATGTAAAAGTAGTAACACGTAAAAAATAAAATATGAGCCTTAATATACTTTTTATAAACGAAGTCTTAATTAAAAGTCGCACCGGTATAAGCGACGCCATAGACGGCAAACAAATAAAACCAACTATAAAGCTAGCGCAAGATAAATATATTTTGCCGGCCCTAGGTAGTGGGCTTTACAATAGGTTGCAAGCTGGCGTAGATGCCAATAACTTAACAACTATTGAAAAAACATTACTAGACGACTACGTTACCGATGCTTTACTTTGGTTTACTATTGCCGAAATGGTAGTAGGTACAAGCTATCAATTTTTTAGTAAAGGGCTTTTGCAAAAAAGTGCTGAAGAAAGCAACAACCCAACCAAAGGCCAACTTGAATTATTAGAACGCAAATACATGGAAAACGGCGAGTTTTATAAACAACGCCTTATAGATTACCTACGCGAAAATGCCGAACAATTTGCAACTTACTTAAACTATGGTAGTGGCTTTGATGCCATACCGCCACAAACAAAGGCTTACACTGCGCCTATATATTTAGGACGCCACCGCAATAGAACATTTTCAAACCTAGATTATCCTTATGAAGATACGAAGTTATAAACGCGAGTTCATAGACAAAGTAAAACAAAAATTTAATGACTTACAACCAAGTAATAAAAACAATAAGGACACTACTAGAAAGCCATGCAATGATCCGAAGCGTGAAGAACGCGACGCCAAGGGAATGGCTATTTTTAAGTGATCAACCTATTTACCCTATTGCTTGCTATGCCATTAATAGTGGAAGTCTAAACATAGGACGCGAGCAAGTGTATAGCGTTACGCTTTGGTTTTTGGATAAGGCTGGCATTGAAGCCGAGTTTGAGCCAGATGTAGCATCGGATCAACTTGGCATAGCGGCCGACATTATAAGTAAATTGCGCAATGCCGCTAATGATTTTGAAATTGAAGATAATATTTCTTATAACTTTGTACTAGATAAGTTTGAAGATTATTTAAGTGGCGTAGAATTAACTTTTAACATGAACACAATATCGGACTTTGACGCGTGCGATATGCCTTTAAATTAATAAACAATGGGAATATATTTACAAGACTTTGCAAACCTTAACGGCGTAACCGCTACGCAAAGTAGTTGGCTGCAAGCAATATGTGAGGCTAACGGGGTAATGAATCCGGTTAACGGAACTTGGATTGAAGCGCTTGCAAGATTTATGGGTGCAACCGATGTAGTTAACGGAACTTGGGAGCAAGCCTTAGTGCGTGTTATGGGTTTAAGTTTAAATGGAACTTGGATGCAAACTTTAGCCGAGCAAGGTTTTATAAGCGTAACCGAGGCAAATAGCTTTAGTACAAGAGTAATTGCTGCCAGTGGCATAGTTGAAGGATTTACTTGCTTTACTAATAAAATAAGATTTTTAAAATATAATTAAAAAAATAAACTATGGCATCTTTTTACGACAATGCTTCAATTATAACTATCCCTAGTGGATACAAAGTAGGCACCTTATATAGTGCAAAGCCAACCGACGGAACGGGCGATATGTCCTTTACAAGAACTGGCGACACCGCAACTAGATTAAATAGCGCTGGTATTATTGAAAGGTGTATTACTAACTTAGCCTTGCAATCAAACGTTTTTAGCAATGCGAGTTGGACAAAAGGAAACACGACAATAGCTACTGGGATAACTGATCCTAATGGTGGTACAACTGCGTTTTCTTTAGCTGGTAGTTCTTCAACTTCAAATACTAAAACAATTTCTCAATCGCCTTTTACTAGTTCAAGTGATATAAAAACATTTTCTATTTATGCTAAGGCAAATACACATTCATTTTTTCAAATAAGAACTTCGGCTAGTGCTTCGGTAAACTTTGATTTAACTACTGGGACTTTTCAACTAGGTAGTGGTCTTTCTGCAATTATGACTAGTATTGGTGGAGGTTGGTATCGTTGTCAAGTTACTAGTACTAGTGCTACTGCAAATACTTCTGCTGTAATCCAACTTGTTGATTCTTTATCTGCGGCGGTAAACGAAGCCTCAACAACTACAAACTCAATTTTTATTTGGCGCGCGCAAGCACAAACCGGCGACTTCGCTACAAATTATATTGATACAACAACCGCGGCGGTTACCGAAGGGCCGGTTACAAACCTACCACGTTTAGACTATTTTGGTAGCACATGCCCTCAATTATTAATGGAGCCGACAAGGACTAATTTAGAAACTTATAGCCAAATGTTTGATAATTCGGCATGGGTTAAAAATACTTCAAGTGTTAGTGGAAATGTTGCAGTTAGCCCTGATAGTTATACAAATGCAGATGCTTTAATTGAAGATAATACTAGTGGTATTCATTCTGTTGCAAAGGATTTAGCTTTTGTATCTGGTACAACATATACTTTTAGTTGTTTTGTAAAACAAGGAAGCGGAACTAGAAGATTTGCAATAGCTACACATGGCAGTGCTTTTGGTAGTACTTATGTATCTAATTTTAATTTACAAACCGGAGTAGTTACAAATTCAGCTGCACAAATTGTTGGTAAAATTGAAAACTATGGCAATGGTTGGTATCGTTGCAGTGCGGTTGCAACTGCTACCGCAACAATTACTAGAGCAATTACTTTTTTCTTAAGAAGTACAGATACAGCTTCTTCTGCAAATTACACTGGCGACGGAACTTCTAGCTTATACCTTTGGGGTGCGCAAGTAGAAGCCGGCGCGTACGCTACAAGTTATATCCCAACAACCGCGGCGACTGTGACTAGGAACCAAGATTTATTTGCAAAAAGTACTATTACAAGTTTACTAGGACAAACCGAAGGAACTTTATTTTTAGACTTTTCATTCAATAGACAATTTGAAAACGTTGATATTTTTAGCTTAAACGATGGCACAATTTTAAATAGAGTTTCAATAGGTGTAACAGCTTCAAATACTTTAACTGCTTTGGTTACAAGTGTGGGAGTTGATGTAGCTACTATTACAAGCACTATTTCGGTAGGTACAATGTATAAATGCGCGATAGCATATAAAGCAAATGATTTTATGCTTTATGTAAATGGTGTTCAAGCTGGTAGTGATACAAGCGGAATAGTTCCGGCTTCATTAACTAGGCTAGCAAGTGATGCGGGAACTACAAGTACAAACCCTTTTGATTTTCCAATAAATCAAGCCTTAGTATTCAAAACACGTTTAACCAATGCCGAATTAGCAACCCTTACAACTTTATAATATATGCAATTTAGAAAATACGAAATGAAGCCTAGCGAATGGGCAACTTTAAAAGATACAATGCCGGAAGGAACTATTGCTATTGAATTGGGCTTTTTAAACGAAGCTAATCCAACGGCGTATAGCTTAGATATTATTTGGCCGGATACCGAAGCCAAGAATTTTAGCAAATACAAAGTTTGGCCGGAGCCTATGGGTTACCATTCTTTTGGGTACGATGTGGATCTTGATTACATAAATGCTTACAATAATAGATAATGACTCAAGATTCTAGCAATGCGTTAATAAATACCGGCGTAAGCATGACCGCCGCAACTTTAACCATTACGCAAGTGCAACCATTAATAACAATGGTAGCTGGTTTGGTGGCAATAGTTTCTGGTATTATGGCAATACGCTACTACTACAATGCAACTAAAAAAGTAAAACGCAATGAAGTTCCTTAACACAATTTACGGAAGTTATATTAAAGTTTTTATAACCGCAGTGCTTACAATGGTTATAAGTAAAGGCGATATTTTTGCCATTACTTTAAACGAAGTTATAAGCGCCGGCGCTATTGCAATACTACCAATTATTGTTAACTGGCTTAACCCACACGATATACGTTATGGCAAGAATTAGCCTTATTTTACTTTTATTGCTTACGGCATGCAATCCATTACAAAAAGCACAAAGGCTTATTTTAGCCAACCCAGACGCAAGCGAGCGCATCTTTAGGGAACTTGAAAAGACACGCCCTTGCGCCAACGATACTGCTTTTGTTACTAATTTAGATACTTTAGTAACAACCGATACTATTACTAACTACAAGCGTGATACTATCAATAATGTTATAACCTTAACCGAACAAGGTAAAACCATCTATAAAACTAGGGACATAGTTAAAATTCAAACCGGTTACATAGTGGACGTGCGTAAAGTAGGCATATTGCTTGATAGCGTGCGATATTACAAGGTTTTATACAACACCGAACATAAGTACAAGCAACAAGCCGAACGCCGTTTTTGGTGGCTTATAATTGCAATAGTAGGGTTTATAATTTTAAAGCGTTACGTATGGTCATTAGTGAACATCTTACATTAGGCGAACTTATTAGATCCGATAGCGCAAAGCGTGCCGGCATTACCAATATGCCCAATGCCGAGCAAATTGAGAATCTTAAACAATTAGCCGAACATATCTTCGAGCCAATACGCAATAACTTCCGCGTGCCTATTTATATTAGTAGTGGGTTCCGCTCGGTAGAACTTTGTAATTTAATTAAAGGCGCCGCAAAAAATAGCCAGCATTCTAGAGGGGAAGCCATTGACATTGATATGGATGGCCATAGCCACGATATAACAAATTCTGATATTTTTAATTATATAAAAGGGCATCTAAAGTTTGATCAACTTATCTGGGAACATGGAACGGCCACAAATCCGGACTGGGTGCATGTAAGTTACACAACAAAAAAACCCCTAAGAAACCAAGTCTTAAGGGCTTTAGATGGGGGTAAATACGAGCCTATTTAGTTTTAATTTGGTGTATGTTATGCAGTA